TGATTTACTGCCAGAGCTTAATAAATCCATACCTAACTGTATCATTTTTACAGTATCGTTAATTTCTTGTTTAGTTAGTTCCATTATAACCTATGTTTTACGTTTATCGGTGCGGTTCCTATTTTTCTTACATATTGAGTAACATCCCCTCTTTGATACATTTGATATTCGTTTTTAAACGCTTCGCAAAGTAGATAATCTGTTAAGTCGCTAATATGTCCAAATGGCTGATATGATACACCACTTTTAGCATCTTTAACTTTTGTTTTATCCTTAGTTCCATCCGCTGCTTCCTTTGTATTAGTAAAATCGCTAATGGCTTCTTTTAACTCTGGATTAATTATAAACTCAATATCGCCAAAATTACTAAAAAGAATTGTATTAAAAAAATTACCTCTCATAACTATTGAAGGATTAGATTTACTAACTCTCATGATCGGTCTATAATTGGTTAATTCATTTTGTATTAGCTTAAAAAAGTTATGACCTTTCTCTTGTTTTACATCCTCCTTTTGACTTGTAGCATCGCCATAAATAAACAAACCGCTTTCATGGTGTGGATATTTACGTTTAAATTCATTGCAAACATCTTTAATGGTATTCCTAGGATTAATACCTAAAATAGTGTCAATTAACCTTATTTGTTTATTAGAAATTTGGAATATTCCACATGGTAAATAAGGATTAACGTTTTCATCCCAGCTAATATGAAGTGGCAAAGTAGGTTCGTAATGGCATGGTTTAACGTGCTTGTCTAAACTAAAGTATTTATAGAACTCAGCACCTGTACGTTCCTGTAAATCCCAATTACCTTCAACAAACACCTCGTATTCATAGCGTGGCATTGATTTAAGAGATTCTAAATAATCCTTATCAACAAAAGGGTTATCGGTAATTTTAGAAGGTATGTAAAGCCAATTATCTGGCAGAGTATTAGTTTTCCATTTATTATAAATCAATTCTTTAACCCAGTTGTTACTAGGATTGCAAGTAGCTAATATTAACGGTTTAGGTCTGTTATCTATAAAATTAGAACCTGCACGTTCAATACATTTATTAAATGTTTTATACTGAATTTCATTTATTTCTTCAAGTAAAAAACCATTAACCTCAAGACCCTTAAATGTATCTAATTCCTTATCATCTGAGTAGTTTTCAGATAGGAATATTATTTGACTATTATTAGATAAAGTAACGGTTTGCGTTCTTTGATTAAAATGCTTAATAAATGATAATGGACATATTTTTTTAAACGAAGGTATTGTATTAAGCTCTAGTTTTTTGTAGCTTTCACGAACAACACACCATTTACTTTTAGGGTACATCTTACAAAGTAGTAGTAACGCTCCTAATCCTGCAAAAGTCTTACCGCCTCGTATCTTTTCCCCCTTAATATTACTACTAAGGGGCTAACGAATAGCTCCCCCGTACATGATGAAATTGTATTTATTAGAGAATATAGCCTCTAAAAATTCATCCTGTTTGGGAAAGCTTTCAAATAGTATTTGTTTATTTGACATATTATTTAAAGTTTAATTTCAACACCGCCTATTTTAAAAACCTGTTCAAGTGTTTCATTTTCAGTTACAACACCTATTAATTGTTTAGGTTTTCCATAACGGTATTCATAAAACAGTTTTAAATGATAAAATGACCCAGATTCAACACCTTCTTTAAGTTTAGCAAATGCTACTTCATCTAAAGGGCTAAGTGCTTCAATTAGTTTAATTTCATCAGATTTAGGCTTTCTACCTGCACCCTCTCTAGTTCCGCCATGTGTACTCATGATATAATTTGATTATTCAAAAGCAAATATACAAAAAAAAATTAAAATAATGTATTTATATAACATTTAATACCATTTTTCTCACCTATATACCCATTTTCAGCATTACTAAGCTCCTCGTCAGTCCAATTATAGTAACATCTGATTTTTTTCCACGTATTAATATTAAGCGTTAATGTATAATCTTGTTTATGTATAGGCATTTGAACTAATGAGTTAAATGCTTTTGTGAAATCTTCTATTTTCATAATCTAAATCGGTTTAAATGTTTTGTTATAATAATCTATTGAATTTGATTGTTCCATTAATCCAGCATCGTAAGCATTGATGATCTGTTGTCTTTCTTGTTCTAGCATTTCAGTAGCTTTTATCTGTAATTCTAATGGTAGTTCAAACGAATACGCATTAAGCCACTCTATCCATTCATTCATTGCTGTTTTCATATTTATTTGTTTAATTTTTCGTTAATTGTTAGAATGGGTTTTCTATATTGTTAATTGTTATCTCGTTTAAAAAGTCTGTGTTATTCTCAAGAGCTTTAGGAGTTTCATAAGTTAGCCAATTATCATTGTTTGGATTTCCTTTGTAATATCTACCATTTTTATAATTCCATCCTAATACAACTAATCCAACTTTGCCCCAGTGTTTAAATTTAACTTTCTGTATGTGTATTTCAGTTTGTCCAGTTTCATAATCTCTGTAAACTGTTATTCCATTTGCTGTTTTATTGTAAAAGTTAGCCGAACCACTAATTGAATAAAGATTAGGAACTTCATATTTCTTTGTTGCTTTATCCTTTTGTATTTTAGTAGGATGTGCCACTAAAAAGCAATGTACTTTATTTAACTCACAAAATCGTGTAATTTTATCTAATTGTTCACTAATATATTTAGTTTCATTTGTTGTATAATGGTGATCTAATTTATTCCAAGCATCAATAACAAAAGCGTTAATACCTTTTTTACGAACTAATTGCCTAACTGCATCTAAAATAGTTTCAAGTTTAAAATCTGATTCTGGATTAATAAAAAAGAAATTTTCAGAATGATATTTAATCATATTTTGTAAGTCAATAGGGCTTAAACGGTCACTACCCTCAAATGGTTTGCCTATCATTTTTTCTGCAAACTTACTAAAATGTAACTCAAGTGGATGATTTTCTGGTGAGTATAAAGCTGTTTTCCAACCGTGTGAAACATTTAAACGACAAAGTAAAAAGTCTAAAAACTCTGATTTACCATGTCCAGGAATACCAGTAATAGTTGTTAAATAACCTTCTTGAAAACGTATATGCATATCAATTTCATGCATACCAATACCACACCCATTAGGTAAGCCATTATTATAAAAGTTGTAAATATCGGCTTCAATATCATTTGCATTAAAAACTCCTACAATTGGAAACTCTTTAGCTTCATTGATGCAATCGATAGTTATTTTAATACCATATTTAATTAAACATTCATTAGCATCTTTACAATCTTTAAAAGTTGCTTTACTACAATTTTCATAACCTAGCCTTCGTGCAAGTTCACTTTGTAGATTCATACCAGCCTTGTCATTATCTAAAGCTAATATAAATTTTGTACTTTCTGAAAATGAATCAATGCAATTATCTAAATATTCAAAATTAATTTTACCTAAACCTGCTCCATTAGGAACTGATATAACATTTTTTAAACCACATTCGTATAATGCTAAAGCATCCATTTCACCTTCAACAATTATAATAGTTTCATTATCAATACTTGCATCTAAGTTGTAAAATATTAATTCAGCATCTTTATACAGTTTAAAATCTTTATCTTTACCTCTACTTTTAATATTTATTAGTTCACCATTACGAAAATAGTTAAATTGAATTGTTGGAATAATTGCATTAGCTTTTGGCATCCATTCATTTGCTTCTGTAACTTTACACTCCAATAGTGTTTTTTCGCTAATTAAACGTGATTTAAAGAACTTTAAACAGTTTTCTGTATATTTACTTATCTCAACTATTTTAGGCTTCTTAAAATCAATCCTATGCGTTTTTTGTTCAAAATCCTTTTTTTCTACTAAAACTATTTGACAATGATTACATCGACCTGCGCCTTTTGATAAATTAAAACTAAAACATTTATCTGTTTTCTTTTTTCTACTTGCAGAACATTCAGGGCATATCATTTGATTTTCACCGTTTTTTTGAACATCAATGATATATTCTTTTTTGTCAGCTAAGTTTATTACTTTTAATTCTGCCATAATTAACACACAAAGCCATTAGCCATTCTATTACCGTCGCCAGTAGATTTATTTTTTAACTCAAATATACCAGCCCAATTATTAGAAATTGATTGTTCAATTATTTGAGCTGCTATTAT